GATGTGATATCAGAGAACACGAAGGCGTTAGTTGAGATGAGGGGCGAACTAAAAGAGAACCGTTGCAAAATGTAAAATGGTGCGCTATTGCACCAAGAGAATGCGATTGTAAAAATGGAAACTGCGAAGAAAAAGAACCGAAGCGCGGCAAAGATAGCCGCAGAGGTAATCAAGGAATTTGAAGGGTACTCTTCAAAGCCTTATCTATGCCCGTCAGGCATTCCGACAATCGGCTACGGTAATACCATGTACAAGAATGGCGAACGCGTAACGATGGAAGACCCTGAGATAACCGAAGAGCAAGCTACGGAGATGCTGATGGACACCATTAAATCGGTCGAAAAGCAAGTTAAAAACGTGGTGGAGGTAAAGCTTCCAGCGCATAAGCTGGCGGCTCTCATTTCATTTACGTACAACGTAGGCATCGGGAACCTTTCAAACTCAACTTTATTAGCTTGGTTAAATTCAAACCCTGACTTTCCTCGTATTCCTGAGCAGTTCCGCAGATGGAACAAAGGGGGCGGCAAGGTTCTTAACGGGTTAATTAGAAGGCGAGAAGCGGAGGTCGCTCTATGGATTGGCGAGGGCATCTAATTACCGTTATTCTTGCGTTCATCTTGGGCGTTATCGTAGCTTGGCAAGGTTGCGGTTCAGAGCCGCAAACGGTAACCATTGAGAAGCCAGTTCCTCAAATCCAATACGTTGACCGATGGAAGGTCGACACGGTAAGGTTTGTCCGCAGAGAACTCATTACTCGTTATGATACTATCTACTCCGAAAAGATAGTAAGTCGTTTAGACACATTGTTATTGATAGATACGGTCAGCATAGTTCAAACGTGGCTAACTGAGGTGGCTAATTACGACACAACCATAAGTGATGTCCGGGTGAAGTGGTCGAATTATCAGAACAGAACCGAGAATCTGACCGTTCAGTACAAAAGAAAAGAGCAGAAGTTCAGCGTTGGACTTCATGGGTTGGTCGGAGTTCAAACTGATTTCATCCAAAACACAAAGCCGATGTTCGGTCTTGGTTTGCATGGGTCAATTAAAAAGACCTATCTTAGCGCAAACTACGGCTACAATGGTCAGCACTTCATAGGGGTTGGCGTTGGTCGGACAATCATAAGTAGATGAATTACTACTATTACCAAGATGAGGCAGTTCGCGCAGAGATAGACGAACTACTCCAGCAAAATGCCACAATCCAATCAAACTTAGGGACAGACTCCACAACCGAAGAGCGAGAAGAAGCCAAGCGGAAATGGATGGAACTGGCTAAACAGATTCGGGAAATAGACCCGAAATTCTACCGAGAACGCATAATGGCACAGCACAGATGAAATTGCTGAACTTTCAAATGCCGCCTGATGGTTTCAAGAGACTATTCTACGACATCGAAACCAGTCCGAACATCGGGTTCTTTTGGTCGTCAAGTTACAAGGCTAATATACCACACGACAACATCATAAAAGAAAGAGCAGTTATCTGCATCTGTTGGAAGTGGGAGGGTCAGGATGAGGTACATAGCGTTGAGTGGGATGAGGGTTGCGATAAGGCAGCCCTTAAGCGTTTTATGGAGGTTGCGTTAATGGCTGATGAATTGGTCGCTCACAACGGTGATAACTTCGACGAGAAGTGGATTCGAACGAGGTGCTTGATTCACGGCATTGAGATGCCGCCAAAGCTGAACAGCTACGACACATTAAAGAAGGCACGAACGCACTTCAGATTCAATTCAAATAGGTTGGACTATTTGGGAAATCTATTCTTCGGAGAAGGTAAGAACCCGATGGGATTCGGAGATTGGAAAGCTATCTGCCTTGATAACTGCTCGGAGGCGATGGACAAGATGGTAACCTATTGTAAACAGGACGTTAGACTTCTTGAAGATGTGTTTCATAAATTACAGCCATACGTTAACCATAACACACACGTAGGAGCGGCTACTGGCGGAGGTCGTTTCTCTTGCCCTAACTGCGGTTCGGAAAATGTAACACACCAGCGCAAGCGTTACACTATGACGGGCGTTCTTCGGCATACTTTGAAGTGCCACGAACAATACTGCGGAAAGCATTTCACCATATCCAACAAAGTTTGGGAGGATAAGCTGAAGGACGACTGGGCAAAAAAACAAACCGCATGATAGTCTTTCTTTTGACCGCTATTCTGTTCCTGATTCTATTGGTGGTCGGTCTGCTGGTCTACCTATTGTACGCGGTCCGGGCAATCATCGACACTCAGGATGTAATCTTCGATGCTGCGGTTAACGCTGAGGAGATGTACAACGAAATTCAAACCAACCAAGAGGCGATAATGAACGCCCATTTCAGACAGAATTGAGTTCAAACAAAAAATATTTTCACTTTTTTCGGTCTAACTGTTTTGAATATTCAAAAGAATAGTTTTATATTTGGTGCATCATTAACGGTTAAACCACTAAAAAAAGAAGAATGAAAAAGCTATTTGAAAACGATTACTGCAAGATTGTAGAAAACACAAAAGGGGAATGGTTTAGATTAGACAAGATTCTCGGAACAAGCATGAAGGTAATGTCATACTTTGACAAGGATGGTAATTTCATCGCTCACCAAGACAGATAAGACAAAACGGGGCAACCATAAGAACGCCCCACTTTAAAAACAGAACCATGAACCACTTACAATTCGAACTTACAATGTCCAACGAGCAGATACCAGCGTTTATCCGTTTGGTTGCTCGTAAAGCAATTACCGACCTACGCACCGCTCCAGTTGATGCTGGAACTACTCACGTTGAGAACTTCGTCTTTTGGCAATTAGTCAGGTACTCAGGCGCGGAGCCAATCAAGTCAGGTCTTTACACCTTTATCCGAATCTTTGACGAGAACCATAATTCGGTTGATATTCAAACACTTAATTCGTAACTTTAATCAAAATCAGAACAATGAATGAAACGCAGAAAGAGAGGCTTCAACACCTCGCAAAAGAGAACGGTCTAACGAAAGACCACTTCTTCAAAAGCCCGCAAGGGTTCGTAATAATCACCCGACAAGGAATCGAGCGCATCCAAGCGCACAAGGGCATCCGAGTTAGGTATGAGATGGTACACCTGACAGACGACTGCAAGTTCGTGGTTATCAAAGCAATTGGCGAAATGTCCAACGGCAACGGTCTACCCGTTCAGATGGAAACATTCGGGGAGTCGGCACCAGCCAACACGCGCCAAACCTACCCAGTTGCGATGGCAGAGAAACGCGCACTATCAAGAGTGGTTCTGAAACTGTCAGGGCTTTACGAGGTCGGGGTATTCGGAGAAGATGAGTCGGACGATTTTAAACGAGCGTAAGATGGAAGAGATGATATACGAAGCAATCAGCAACTCCGAGCAACGCTCAGAGGAATGGCACGCACAAAGGTTAGGGAAGTTCACGGCTTCCCGCTTTGGCGACCTGATGACCAACGGACGCAAGAAAGACGAGGTACTTGGACAGACTGCAATCTCCTATATTTACGAGAAGGCGGCAGAATTACTGACCGGGCAAAGAACCGAAATCTTCGGCAAGGCATTGGACTGGGGAAACGAATACGAACCAATCTGCAAGTCTTACTATTCAGAACTCAGAGGCGTAACCGTTGAAGAGATAGGCTTCACGCTTATCAATGACTACTCAGGGGCTTCTCCCGATGGTATGGTGGACGGAGAACTCATCGAGATTAAGTGTCCGTACAACACCGCTAACCATCTCAAGACAGCTTTCGAAGGTTACATCGACCCGAAGTATATGTGGCAGATGCAAGGTCAGATGCTTGCAACTGGAGCGTTAGCCTGTCGGTTTATTAGCTTCGACCCGCGCATTCAAGACGAACTCTTTAAACTCATCGAAATCAGAGTTGAGCAAGACCTTGAGATGCAGGAACAACTCCGCGAACGGTTGGCGTTTGCAAATGATTATCTTAGTAAACTATTGAATCAATGAGAACGATTAAATTCAGAGGCAAGAGAATCAAAGACGGTCGTTGGGTTTATGGCTACCTTTCGGGGGCTTGTCAGATTACAACCACGTTACAATCCTCAGAGGACAATACCGTTCATTTGGTGAAGCGTGAAACCATAGGTCAGTTTACTGG